ACCAGAAAAAGAAAACCCCTGACAAGGAGAACCTCCTATTAATAAATCTATATTTCCTTTTGTAAAAATATTGTAACCATAGTTATTAATATTTCTAACATCTCCTAATTGTATCGTATTAGGAAAATTCTTTTTTGTTATCTTCATAGCATGTGTATCTATTTCTGATGCATAATAAGTAGTTACAGGGATGTTTTCTTTTTGTAAGGCAAGTTGTCCACAAGACATCCCATCAAATAAGGATAATACATTCATTTTAATCTTCCCTATATTTAGCTTCACAAACTCCTACTATGAATAGTTCCATAGATTCTGTATCTTTTTCTATATATAAACCTGCATGTTGAAACATTATATCAGCATCAGGGTCATCTCTATAGATGCGTAGACTAAATCCGTTTGGTCTTGGTTCATATCCTTTCTTCTCTAATTTTTTAATTTGTGGTTTTGTTAAATTAAATTTAGTTGTTTTCATTTGCTTCTCCTAAACTGCAAAACTTTCTCCACAACCACATTGGGATGTGGCATTAGGGTTAATAAATTTTAAATACGAACCAGCAATATCACTTGTATAATCTAATACTGAATTTAATATATACATTACAGCTTCTGGTTGAATACAAAGAAGTCCTGCATGTAATTTAATTTTATCTTCTGTATTAAATTCATCTGGTATAGTATCTAATAAATTCCATTCATAACTGAAGCCAGCACAACCACCCCCTTTAATTCCTAACGCTACTCCTTTTACTTTATTATCTTTAATAATAGTAGAAAGGTGTGTATTAGCTGCTTCAGTTATTGTTATTAAGTTATTCATAAATTTAATTATACTCCAAATTCATTCGTGTCGTCAAGAGAAGTTTGTCCTATTTCTTTTAGACGACCAGTTTTTCTATCGTATAACAAGCTTCCTGCTGCTCCTGTATCTCCTGTATATCTATTCTTTAAGATACGTAGATTAGTTGTATTAGCTGTTACGCTATCATGTGCTTGTTGATTTCTTTCTAATGCTATAACACAATCACTAAGATGTGCAATAGATGCTGAACCTCTAAGATGAGATAGTGTAACTTCTCTTCCGTTCTCGTGTCCTACATCTCCTGTTGGTCTTCTTAGATGAGATACTAGTAGTAGTCCTATGCCTGTTTGTTCTACTAAACTTCGTAGCTTGGTCATTAATGAATCTATAGATCTTCTTTCATCATCTCCTTCTTGTCCACTAACTAAGATAGATAGATGGTCTAAGATAATCCATTTACAGTCTAGTGCTTTAGCCATATACTGCACACGGTTTAGTATTTCATCGTTCTGTAAAGAACCAAAGTGATCAAAGGCATAGAATCTACCTGTGCCTATAGTAATATCTTCCCATTGTTTTAACTGTTCTCGTGCATATTGATCTCGTATTTCCTTAATATATAATCTAGCTCCTGCTTCTACAGACATGATATTAAATGCAGTCTTCTTTACATTTTCTTCTAATGCTAGTATACCTATATTATCTTCCGTAGTAGTAAGAATATGATGCATTAGTTCTCTCGTAACAGAAGACTTACCCATACCAGCACCTGCTGTAAAAGTAACAAGCTCTCCAGTTCTCATACCATAGGTCTTATCATTTAATGCAGACCAGGGATACAAGCAAGTCTCTGAATGATCTTCTTCGTATAGAATATTCTGAATAGATTTCAGATTAACTATTCCTGCAGGAGTATATACTTCTGATTCCCACCATTCCTGCATGAACTTTTGTCTTTGTCCCTTCTGTAAGTATTCACTTGCATCCTTAAGTGTCATACGCATAATCTTACATTTGTTTGGTTCAAATAACTGTGCTACTTTAGAGGCTGCTTCTTTACCATGTTCGTCATTATCGAAACAGATTACGATGTTATCAAATTTATTTAGGTATTCGTAAGATGCTTTACAGTCTCTTACTGCACCAGCAGCTCCTGTCTTCAATGAAACTACAGACCATTTAGCTCCCATCATTTCGTAAGCTGATAGTGCATCTAGTTCTCCTTCCGTAATAGTAATATACTTTCCTTTGGAAGCGAATAAGTTTTGTCCGAACAATCCTGCATGAGCAATAGAACCTTCAGCCCAAAATTCTTTTTCTTTTAGCACTCGTACTTTTGATGCTACATGAGAACTGTTCACATCATAGTATTTATAAATATGTTGTATAATATTTCCATCCGTATCTCTACGAACTGTTACATTAAATTTCGTGCAAGTTTCTCTAGATATTCTTCTATCTGTTAAGGGAGCAAACTCTCCTTCTGAGAAATTAGTTTTAACTACTCCTCTAATAGGAGCAGGAGTCACATTATTTTGCATTGTCTTCCTTTCTGGTGGTGTATAATGTTGACAAGAAAAGCAGTACCAGTGTCCGTCATCGTATAGTGTATTAGCATCACTAGAATTACAATTAGAACAGGAGCTTTGTTTAATTACTTTAGATACTTCCATGCTTTCTCCTTAATCAAAATCTTTTAATGTAGTATTATAAATTTCTTGAGCTAAATCTTTTTTATCTTTCATTACTTCATTAACTTCTTTCTTTGCTAATCTTTTTGCTTCTGGTTTTTCATATCCTTCTTCTTGATATTCTTTAACTAGATCCCAAAACATTTTGTTTCGTTCTCTATCCCACATTTGTTTAGCCATTGTCTTTGTCCTTATTTTTCTTTTCTAATTCAGACCAGTAACCTTCTGATGCTGCGAAGTCTGATATAGAAAAACTTGTTTCTGGTTCTATTCTTTTACGTAAGAAATGTATTTCCTCTGTTAATGTTTTAATTCTAATATGTGCATTACGAAGTTGTTCTTGTAAATCTTTCACGTTTCTTCGTAATAGTTCTACTTCTTTTAGATTATTCATATTAGTGTATCCTAAAAATTCCTATAGAACTTTCATTTAATATAAAATTATCTGGTGCTAAATCACATACAAACTTTTCTGCTGCTTCTTTAGTTCCAAATCGCATAACAGTATTATCTTCGTTTACTAAATAATCAGGTATTTTATCTGTGCAAGAGATGTGTGCTATAACATATGCATTTAATTTTTTCATAATGTAGTCTCCTTTTGTCTAAGCATTTTAATTATAGCACACATAGAAAC